GGTTTATGGCTTATCACAAGATTTATGATGACTGGTATAGAGATAGCCGTATCCAGACCCCCTTGTTTGGTGAAACTACTCCTACGTCTGCTGGTGCTTTGTCAGTGCGTTATCTTCCTTGGCAGTTTAATTCTGGCTCTTCTGGCATCAGCTATAATGATTTCGGTATCCAGTTTGCAGATGGTGTTGATTTATTTACCCTTCGTCAAAGAAATTGGGCTCGTGATTATTTCACTAATGCTACACCTCTTCCACAGGCTGGCAATGGTGCCTCTTTGTCTTTCGATGTTGCCAATGATAGTGGTAGTTTTACTATTTCTTCCCTTCGTGCTGCCAATTCTTTGCAGATGTGGTTAGAGCGAAATAATATTGCTGGCAACCGTTATGCTGATCAGATCAAGGCTCATTTTGGTGTTATGCCTGCCGACGCCGTTACACAGCGTGCTATCTATTTAGGTAGTTCTTCAAGTGTTATCTACAATCATTCTGTATATCAGACTACCGGTGTTGATGGTTCTGTTGCTTCGTCTTCTAATCCTTTTACCACTGTTGGCGCAAAATATTCTTCTCCTATTGGTTCTGATAAATCATCTCTTGTTGGTGACTTTTCTGTTACAGAATTCGGTTACCTTATGATTATCGGTTCTATTGTTCCTGATGCGGTTTATTCAACTGGTGTTAACCGTGATTTCTTCCGTTTGCAGATTGGCGATTTTGCATTCCCTCTACTTCAGGGTGTCGGTGATCAGCCTATTTATAAGGCTGAGTTGGCTAATGTTGGTGTTGACGGCGATACAATGGGAGATATGGCAACCTTTGGTTATACTCAGCGTTTTGCTGAATACAAATTCATGGAAGATGAGGTTCACGGTGGTCTTTGCGATGGTCAATCGCTTTCGGCTTTCGCTCTTAAGCGTTCTTTTGGTACTCTTCCTAATACTGCTCTTGGTGCTTCTTTCTTGGAGATTCCTGTTAACTATCTTGACGACGTTGCCGCTTCTTCTACTGCTGTTGCGTCTGATTATGGCGCTTGGGCAGATATTTTCTTCCAGTATCGCAAAACTTCCGTTCTTTCAGCCTACACCATTCCGACGCTTGGTGACCCTCATAATACACACATTGAGACCGTGCCTACAGGTGGAAGACGCCTTTAGGCTTTGTTCATAGCAACCAAGGGGCTTTTGCCCCTTGGTATTTACTTTGTTAATTGACAAATTTATTTCGATTTATGTTACAGATATGTAATTTCGACAAAGTTCGAGATATTCAGGAACATGTTCCTTCCCTCGCTACTGACCTTAATAAAGCTATTGAGACTAACACAGTACAAGATACTGGTGTTGTTGCTGATTTCAATTCTATTGAGGAGCCTTCTGCTATTACTGGCCGTGTGTCGGATGCCTTTGAGGCTATAGACGCTCAGCGGGCTATTCTTGCCGCTGGTAGGGCTGCTAAGGAAAAAGCTGACGCCGCCGCTGCTGCCTCTGCCGCTGCCGCTGCTGCTGCCGCTAAAACCGTGTCATCTTCTGACGATGTACTTTAGAACGGACATCGAAGCGCACTATATACTTGATAATATAGTGCGCTTTGACACAGATTTAAAAATCAGGTAGTTATGTGGTCATTAGTTGCTGCCGCTGTTGCGGCTATTGCTGGCGGTCTTACCGCTTATTTTTCCAATCGAAAAGCTACAGGGCGTGATCGTGATTTAATGGAGTTTAATTCATCAGAGGCTTCTATTAATCGTGAATTTCAATCTGCTGAAGCTCAAAAAGCACGTCAATTTCAAGAAGACGTTTATACAAAATATCAGTCGCCGCAAGCACAGGTTCGTCAATATCAAGATGCTGGCCTTAACCCTGCACTTATGTACGGTCGTGGTGTAACTCCTATATCGCTTTCTTCTGCGTCAAATGGTCCTTCTGGTGATTCTGCCGCTGCTTCGCCTGTTGGCGTTAGTGGTGTTGAAGGTCTTATGTCTATGCTTTCCAATTTCGCTAAATTGCCTTCCGAGGTTGAGTTGATGTCCGCTCAATCTGAGGATTTACGTGCTTCTGCTCTTGGCAAACAAATTCATAATGCTTACAGTCCGCAGCTTCTTGAACAGGAATTGCAGAAAGGTGAAATGAGTGTTTTGAACTCACAGGCTGCTCTTACTACTGCACAATTTCAATGGCAGTTAATGGATTCGCAATCTAAGTTGAACTATGTAAATAGTCAGCTTTCAGATGCTCAAATTGATAGAATTATCGCTCAGACGGAAAAGACTAAGATTGAGCAGGTTACGGAGTACTTGCGTCAGCAAAATATTATTGCTGATACAGAGATAAAGGGTGAGACTCGCCGCCTTGTCGCTGCGCAGGTTGTTACTGAGGAAATGCGTCCTGCTCTTCTTGCTGCTCAAACTTACCTATCTAATATGCAAGGTAATTCTTTTAGCCTTGATAACTTTCAGAAAGGAGTAGAAAATCAGCTTACGAAAAGTACAGGAGTTGCAAAGTCAACTTCTTGGCCTCAGTTGCTTTTTAATGTTACAGGAGAGTTTTCACGCCGTGTTGATAGCGGTATAGGTAAAGCAAAGTCTTGGCTAACTAAAACTGGAAAACGTTTGCTGAAGTTATAGAATCTGCTTATATTGCGAAAAATATTATCGTTATGGGATTTTGGATAATGCTTATCGTTTTGTTTGCAGTGTGTATTTATTTACCTTACAAACTTTTATCAAAATTTATTGACAAATGGAAAAAATGATCGAGTTTCTTACTTCGTGGCTCAAATCCGCCCCTAAATGGGTTAAAGTAGTTGCGCCGCTCGCAGTCGCTGGTTTAATCGCCATCTACTTCCTTTCTTCTTGTTCGGCTATACGTCAAGTGGAAGTGGAACGGCGACAGACAAGAGAGATTAAAGATACTACTTCGGTTCGCCTCGTCACGTCTGTTCACAAACGGTTCGTTGTCTCCCGCGTGCGCGCTCTCCCGCGCCCCGCCACGTCAACCGCGGCCGTGAGGCCGCCTCTAACTCAAGAAGCGGCCGCCACTGCGGCCGCTGGAACACAGGCGGCAACTGCACGCCGATGTATCCAGACCGCAATTGGTCGCACAGGTTCTGTAGTGACAACTTTCTTGATGCCCTCGCCGTGAGGCGTTAGCCCTTATCGAGGGCATCAATGAGCGAAAGAAATTGTGCTTGCACGCTTGCAAGTGCAATTTTTTTTGTTCGTTGATGTCCAAGGGAGTTTGAGGATCTCCTCAATGAAAAACCAATTATTCCGCTATGCGATAGCATTCGTCCTGTATCTTAATAAAAAAATAAATTATAATAATTTTAATTATCAAAAAGTATAAAATAATGTCAAAAGGTCGAATGCTCTTGCGTATTCTTTTCTTTCTTCGTATATTGCGGCCAATAAGATGAAAGAAAGAAAATTTTTGTTAAAGTGCCCGTATAACAAAGCCTTTCTTTTCTCTTAGAACACATTTATTAACAAAAGAATTATTGTCAAATGGTTGAAACTTTGAAAAAGGTAACTCTTCGTTATGAATCCTTTAAGGAAGACGAAATTCTACGTGTAGCTCTTACGGTTGTTCGCACTGTGCCTTACATTTCATCTGAATGGCCGTCACGTATCATTCTTTGGTTGTCCCGTCGTTATCATGTTGAGGCTTCACATTTCGCTATGTCTGGCGATGGATCTTTTATTTTGGTTGCTCTGCTCAGGTGCGATAAAGACTTTTTTTGTCAGTGGTCACATAATTCTCTACTTGATTATGTTAGGCGCATTGTTAAATGAAAATGAGGTGCTTGCTGGAATGATCCTCGATTTAGGCCTGATCCCTGTTGAATTGTGCACTCCTACTTTGATGTCGAAGATAAATGAGGAAATTTATGCTAAAGCCGAATCCGAATACTGGACACAGCAACGCGCTGACGATGTCAGAGAATTTTGTGAGTATTTCGCACACAGGCGTCACGCTGACAAATTTTATCGTGACCAATCTGAGTTATTTACGCCCCGTTATGTTGATCTATTTGATAGATAGTTAGTATATGTGTTACAACCCGCTTACCATCACAATCAAGGAGCCCAATGCGACTGGAGGAATCCGCCGTATTGCGGTCCCTTGTGGTAAGTGTATGGCGTGTCTCAAAGACTATCAAAATGCTTGGAGCATTAGAATTCAGGAAGAATTTAGACAATACGGTTATGGTTACTTTTTTACTCTCACTTATAATAACAATAATGTTCCTCTTATTTGTGACAGTCACAGTGGTTTATTATATCAGTCGGTGTGTAAGTCACACGTGCAAGATTGGATTAAGAGGTTTCGCACGAGGTTATCTCGAAAGGAAGGTAAAACGAAGGAAGGAATTAAGTACTTTATCACGTCAGAATATGGGCCTCGTACTTTACGGCCTCATTACCACGGTGTTATCTTTGGTGTCGATGATATTGAGTTTCGCCTCCTGTTATCTGACTGGAACACTCGCTTTGGTTTCACTACTTATAGGCTTATTTCTGCTAATAATTGCGGTGGTGCGTCTCGTTACGTTGCTAAATATTGTTCGAAGGGATTCTTCAAAAACCCCTATGAGGTTCAGGGAATTGTAAAGCCTACTTTTCACCTTGTAAGCAAGGGATTTGGTCTTTCATATGTAACGCGTATGAAAGATTATCATCTCGCTGCTGATTGTTCTATTAACCCTCGCTTGGACCGCTATTATCAGCGTGTCGGCGATCGTTCCCGTGTTTTTATTGGAAAATTTGGCTATAAGATGCCAAGGTATTTTAAGACAAAGATATATGGTGAAAAAACTCGTTTATCGCACAAAGTTGCTGATTATTTACATTCGGAGTCTAACAAACTTCGTGATAGTGCACTGGAAAGAATACAATCCGAAAGGTGTTGCACGTTATCTGAAGCCATTCATATACTTGATTTGCAAGATGATAGCGAAAGACTATGCAGAGAAAGAGAGATTCGGAAGACTTTAGGTGAATCTTATGACAAATCCCAGATCTAATTTTATTTTATATGGCAAATCGCATTTTTTTCGGCTCTACGCCGATACAAGTTCCCAACCGCTCTGGTTTCGACTTGTCGCACGAAAATATGTTGACACTTAAGTGTGGTCAACTCGTGCCTGTTATGACAGACCTTCTTATCCCTGGCGACAGGGTAAGTGTTGGTTCCGCTTTCGAGATTCAGTTACCTCCTATGGCGACTGATTTTTACGGACGTGTTCGTTTTAAGATGGAAGCTTTTTTTGTTCCTTGTCGCCTTCTTTACGGCGGTTGGCAGAAGTTTATGACCTCGCCTACTGGTAACAATGTTCCTTCTGCGTCTGACGTGTCTTCTCTTCTCCCTTTTATTACCGTGCCTTCCGCTAATGCTGCTAAGCTTGGTCGTGGTTCTCTTGCCGATTATTTAGGCTATAAGGGTACTGTTAATACTAATCAGCGTATTAACAATATCTTGCGGTTTATGGCTTATCACAAGATTTATGATGACTGGTATAGAGATAGCCGTATCCAGACCCCCTTGTTTGGTGAAACTACTCCTACGTCTGCTGGTGCTTTGTCAGTGCGTTATCTTCCTTG